GATTTTACCTGATGTACGTCCATCTTATAAGCTTCTACATACACTGCTACTTGGTTCCTATTAGGATTAGATCCTCCATATACAGTAGAGTCTGTTAATGTGCTTTTAGAGCCATCCTGGTCTACAGCTGTGAATACTAAGTTTGGTACTAGTGCCATTAAAATGTTATTTAAAAATAAACCCTTGTAATAGTTTTGACGCTACTACAAGGGCTATGGAAAGTGTAAGGTATGTTATAGACCGAAGATAGTCTGCAATTCGTTACTAGGAGTAGTACCAGTAGAAGGAACAGCTATCAAGATTCTCTCTATCTGAGTTGTCACATAGTGTGGCAATCCAGCTCCAGGAACTATACTAGGTTTGAAATCTAGGAAGTACTGGTCATAAGTACCAGTCAAGCTAGAGAACAAGCTAGGTTGTCCATAGTCAGCTTTGAAAGGAGCATTGATTGTAGAACCAACACCATCAAAGATTGCACCTTCAACAGATTCCAGTTCTCTTATTTGAGCACCAGTTCCTTCTCCAAATACCCAAGCTGTAAGGTTAGTTACAAGGTCTAGAGTGTTTTGTCCTGATCCTGCTACTTTGAAAGTAGTTTCATCAGAGAGTCCTGTGAATCTTATACCAATAAAGTTAGTACCTGATGTATATGTTACAGAAGAAGCTGTTGTTGTAGTAGTACCTGCAGTGATTGTAGCTGAAGCTCCACCATAAGGTCTATCTAATTGAAGTGTGTTAGCATCTACTACTGCTGCAACCTTATAGATTACGTTAGCAAGAGATAGGATAGCACCTACAGCAAGACCGTGGCCTGTTACAGTGATGTTATATCCACCGTTAGTTACTACAGCGTTAGCAGCAAGAGCAGTTCTTGTACCATTCATGAGAATGTCAGCTCTTACGAATCTATCTGGTTGAGTTCTTTGGTAATCATAATCTCCATTGAGTTGTGATACCATTGAAGCAGCAACTGAATATGCATCAGCTGTGCTTGAGTTAACCATAGCATATCCTTCTTGTATAGGGAATGGTTGGTTACCAGGTGTAGTCTCTCTAACAGATACTCCAAAAGTCAATGTATTAGTAGCTGATGCACCAGTAAATACTAGTGTAAGGTTACCAGATGTACCATTGTAGCCTATTGAAGTTACTTGTCTTACGGGTGCAAGATAAGGTGATCTGAAGAGTCTTAGGTTGTCTGTACCAAAAGTAATAAGAGGAGTTTTTGTTACATAACCATCTCTCTTTTGGGCAATTTGGAACTTAAGTCCAGTTGTGAGAAGTGTAGTTCTTAGTGCTCCTGTGTCAAGGAATACACCAATTTCACCTTCTACAGCTGAATCAATAAATGCAGTAAGAGTAGCTGCTGCTGAGTACTCCACGTTGGCTGGCCCAACAAACACTCGTTGATTTAGGCCTGAAAGGTTTTTAGAATAAACACTCATTTTTTAGTTTTAATTTGTTCGAAGTTGGGTATCTTGTACTGTTGCTGGATATGCTTGATCTTTAGTGTCAAGTCTTAGTATTTCTACAGCAAGATCGACTATTTTAGGGTGAGTCTTGTCAGCTAGTTCACAACTTTGATTCAAAGCTAGAGATATAGTTCTAGGCTTCCTAATGTAGTCGAAGTAGAAACGTGTTACTATGAAGCTTTCTACCCTGTATAGGATAAAATAGTCTTGTGTTTGGTCTGCTAGTACTCTATTCTTCTTAGGTAGGTAATACCTGTTAGTATTCTTCTCATAAAGAGTGTCCTCTTCCTGGATAGTTACTGAGCTTATCTTTACATCTTTTGAAGGTAGGCTAGCTATTAAACCTCTATTGTAGATACTATAAGTATTAGTAACTGTATTACCAAGGCTTGCTTGTCCACCTGCTATGACTGTTATACTAGTAGTAGGAACTTTGGAGACGAAGATAAAGCTATCCTTATAGTACTTGTCTCTGTATCTTTCCCAGTACGCTGTTACATTAGGATTGCTTCTATAGAAATACTCTATGATGTTATTTATTACTACATATTTAGAGTTAGTACTATTGAAGCCTGTCAAGGTGAGTGAATACAAAGTTCCTAGTACAGGTTCTGTTACACTAGGGTTAGAGTAGTAGGGAGCACTGCCAGTACTAGGGAATGGTACTATTGTAACGTATTCAGTCTTAGTAGTACTAGCTAGACTAGGTGCTATATTGCAATTAATTGGATCTGTTACTACTTCTGCTCTAGCATTAATAGTCCAGTATAAGTCTGGAGGTATTACAGAATAAGCATTAAGTATATTGTCTTCATAGATGGGATCAGAAGTAGAAGGTAGAATTACTTCTTCTACCTTATTCTTCTGTACTAGTGCTGCTACATGTCCTAGGTTGATCTGGTCGTCCTGGAAGTTTGTTTCTACTCCCATCTCTAGAAGTCTAAACATAGCTTTATTAAGAGCTAGATCTATTTCCTCTGGCTTGTATTTATCTCGCTTAAACGATGCTACTTCCTGTAGCCTTTGGTTCACTTGGATGTGTAATTCAAATACTGTCATTATAGGTATTTACCTGTTCTCTCGTACCAATTGTCATAGTGCTCCTTCCAAGTACTTCTTTCTTTATCCCAACTCTTAACTAGTTTGTTCCACTCCTCTTTCGAGATTGGCTCCTTTAAGACTTCAGTATGTCCAAAGTCTTCCATAGTAGCTTGCTTGTTGAATTTACCTTCTATTTGTAGCTCGTTCACTACTATGTAACTTTCTCCTTCAATTGTTCTACTAGTATAGCTACAATTAGGGCCTAAATATACTTGATGACCAGGTTCTACTTCTACACAGTCCTTACCTACTTTTATGACTTCATAAACAGTCTCTTCCTGTCTTTTAGCAGAAAGAGGGATATAAATCCCTCCTACTGTTTTCTCTTCCTTTACCTCTTTCAGTAGTATATTTCTGAAAGTTGGTGAATAGTTCTCTAATTTTAACATTTCTTCTGTAGTTTGGTTTACTCTTATTCAGCTTCTTTCTCTTGCTTAGGTAAGTACTCAGATTCTTTCTTTACTAGTAACTCGTACTTAGCCCTCATAATGTTAGCCTCCTTAGAGAATTTAGGGTTCTTCAGATACAGTACTGCATCTTCCATGTTATCTCCTAGTTTCTCTCCTGATTCAGAGAATAAGATGTTGTTTCCTACTCTTCTAAGGTACTGAGCAGCTATCATTTCTTCGATGAGATACTTATGCTCTAGGTCTTTATCTTCGCATACTCTAATGAATCTCAAGAATGCTTCTTGTTGTTCTAGATCATTAAGGGTGCTGTCCTTGCTAGCAAATTCCTTAAGAGATAATACCTTATCTTCGTGTACCATGCTAGATACTCTTACACCTAACATAGTGAGTACCTGGTCTGTTCTAACAATACTATCCTTGATACTCATGTATAGGCTGAATGCCTTATCTTCTAGTTGGTTGATCTTAACAGCTTCTTTAGTTGCTGAATTAGGATCTACTACATAGAATTGCTTGTTCTGATATCTTTCAGCTTCATCCTTATTCTTAGCTACATCTCTGTGGCCTATAAGGTGTCTGTAAGCGATATAGTCTTTTACGTTGATTGGGAGATTGCTTTCGCTGAGAGGCTTATTTTCATCTTCTAGAGCTATCTGGAGCTTTAATCCACCTGAGGGCACTTTAGTGTTGATCTCATGGTAGAAGTTAGTTACAGCCTTCCTAAAGTCTTTATCACTATGTTCTATACCTAGTATGTTAGGTAACAACACTTTCTGTTCGTCAAAATTAAGCCCTGTAGCCACAGCTTTACCATCATTAGTAAAGTATGGTCCTATTGCTCTAAATTGTTGTGCCAGCCATTCTTTCACTTGTGGGTCACTCTGAGCCATCTGGATAGAGTTAAACTGACGATGTACTTCAATAATTCTTCCTTCTTTCATTTGGTTTTGATTGAATTGTAAGGCAAATATACTCTATACAAAGCAATAAAGACCTAAGACCTTATATATTGAGCTTATTAGGGTAATACAAAAAGAAAGGGCTGTCTTTTTAGGACAACCCAATCGAAACCAAACTACAGAGAAAGGTTTTTGTTAGAATCCAGCCACTGTTGGGCTTATTTCTAAGTGTAGAGAAGTATTACCTCTCCTTAAGTTTACACCACCAGTTGCTAGTCTGTGGTAAGAGCTAGCATCTACATCACTAGAAAGTAGACTGAGATCACCACTATTTAGGTTCTGGATGCCTTGAATTACCTTGTAGGTAGTAGGCATTGGAGTGATACCTGCAACAACACCGTGTAGGAATCTTCTTCCTTTTTCAGCCACGTATTGTAGGTTAGGCTCTCCATCAAACATACCGTCATCTATGAACACCATTCTGTAAGACTCCAGTGGGAATCCTGTTTCAGGGTGAAGAGGAGATTTAACTGCTCTACGTCCATAGTCGAAGATAGGGTTGTGTTTTACTTTTATAACGTATCCATCTATATGGTACATTGTGTTGAAGAAACCAGTAGAGATTAGGTCGTAGTTGCTGTCACCTTTGATGAACTTATCAGCTACGTTACCACCACCACCGCTTAGTACTAGTTGAGTAATACCTGCTTCCTTCATTGCTCTATCGAACTCTCTCATTCCACCACGTCCTGTGTACAGTGTGATAGACATACCATCAGTATCTGATTGGCCAAAGAGTGCATTAGCAATTACGTTCTGTAAGAAGCTGTAAGTAAGTCTAGTGTAAGTAGAGTAGTTATTAATCTGCTCTAGTAGACCAGCTCCTGTAGGGATTACCTTACCAGTAAGAATGTCTCTAAGAACAATCTCACCATTAGGACGTCTGTTGTATCTTGAGTACCAGAACAAGTGCTCTAGTTCTTCTAACCACGCTCTTTCGAACTGATAGTGTTCAAAGTCCATCCAGAGTTTCATGCTTTTTCCACCATGATCTATAGTGATAGACATTACTCTATTAGCAGAGTTACCTGCCCACTGGTGAGACATACGAATAACTGACATCTGGTTCTTGTATTTACCAGGAGCTACTCTCTTGAACTCAGTACCTCTAGATTCAGACTCAGCATTGAATGTGTTAAGATCTGACCACAGTGTACCAATTAATGCTTCAGAAGGAGGAAGGATAGTCTTGTCAGATACAGAGTTAAGTTGCACTGTATATCTGAAACCACTTTGTCCATTAATCTTTTCTCCATCTTTAAGGATGTAGCACTGTATTCCAAGAGGAGATTCTATCATGTAGTTTCTCTTGAACCAGTTATCCTCGAAGTCTAGAGTGAAGGGTTGGTTACCTGCGCCAAGGTTAGCTGTTGCATTTGTTGCAATAAGTCTTACTGCTTTATTCAGACGGCTCATTACTGGCCATGTGAACTGGATGTCATCAAGCTCTTTTACTTTAGAGTTGACTTTCTTGAACCCTCCATCAGCTGATAGAATGTCCCCCATAGTTGCCATCGCAAGAGGGAAAGACTTAGTGCTATCCCCAAGCAACCATGTAAGTTTCATAGTTAGTTCTGCTGGACTACCATGCCTTGCAGCATAGAAGTTGTTTTCATCCAGCATGGACTTGGCATCAAAGATGTCTTGCTGTACCTGAAACCTTAATTTATTACCACGATTACCTGCCATTATTGTTTGTTATTTAATTTTAAAAATCTTTTAAGCTTAGTTTATCAATTCTCTCTTGTTGAGAGTTTTTCTTGCTTCTTTGCTGCTCTCCTTTAAGTCTTAGACTTAATTTCTGAGCATTTAGGGTAGTAGCTGTTTCCTGGATTATTTTACTTAAGTCCCCTTTCTTCCATAGGAAGTATTGTGCTTTAAGTATCTCCTGCATGTTACTAGGTTCTATGATGGAAGCTACTGTGTACTTGCCATCATCTGTCCTCCTAACGTTCTGTAGAACAAACTTCTTAAACTCGTTCGCCTCTACTTTATCTCCTATTTTGAAGTTGCCTAGCTTTCTAGTTTCTAGTACTTCATCTAAAGAGCTTACGAAGATCTGATCTTTCCTCTTCTGTTCTCCCTTAGCCTTTTCAGCTTTATCTAGTAGTTCAGCTCTCTTAGTCTCCTGATCTTGTTTAAGTTCTTCAAGAGCATCCTGTGCTTCTTTTACTAGTCCTGCTTCTGAGTCTTCTGCTGTTTCAATAAGTTTAGCTATTCTAGCTTCACTCTTAACACCATGCAGTTGGTAGTATTCTTTTAGTATCTCCTTAGATAAGGCTGTGTCACCTTCGCTAAGACTAATATTAGAGTAGTCTCTACCTGTAGCTACCTTGAACAGATCTGCTGGATCACCTCCATTGTTTGCATAGGCTAGTGCCTGGTAAACTTTAGGATAGTTCTCTTCTAGTTCTTTTATGAAGTTGTCAAGTGTAAGTTCTTTAACAGCTTTCTCCCTTAAGGCTACACCTTCTGGTGATAGAGGATCTATGTCTCCATAGTCTACATCAACTTCATTGCCTGTAAGCCTTTCTACTTCAGAGAAGAATTTTGCAGCAGTCTCAGTATCTTCTTCAGACTCTTCTTCCTGCTCCTCTTCCTCTTCTTCTTTAGGTTCTACTTTAGGCTTTTCAGCTTTAGGTTTATCTTTAGGCTGTTCCTGTTCTTGTTCTTCTTCCTGCTCAGCTTCTTCTTCCCCTTCAGGTTGAGATTGCTTAGCTATAGGCTTTTTCTTTTTAGCCTTGAACTTGACTTCTACTTCTTGCTCTTCCTCTTCTTCTTGTTCTTCTACTTCCTCAACTTCTTGCTCTTCTCCTTCTTGTTGGTTAAAGAGCTTATCATCGTTGAAGTCATCCCAAGAGGTCAATTTGGGAGCATCCTTTCTCTCTTTGCTCATTGTTCTCTGTTTAGTTTGTATGCAAATCTAGATAGCTTGTATCTAGCTGACAAGTACTAGTAAGTAGTATTACTTGTACTTTATCAAGCTTATTCTGGTTTCCTCTTAAACAAATTATCTAGTTTAGGTCTTACGAATCGATTAAATAGATAACCTCCTAATGCTCCTATGACGCCAAGTACTAGAGTACCTAGTGCCTGGAATATTATAGCTCCTACAGTAGTTGTTGTTATTAATCCTAAAAACATAGCTGGTAAATCCGTCTTGTGCATTATTTGGCCTTAGGTTTATTGTTACCCATCTTCTTAGCCTTAAGAGTAGTTGCGTTGCTCTCTTTAGCCATTTGCTTTTGAGCAGCTATTTGCTTCTCCTTAAGGTCTATTTCTCGTTCTTTCTGTCTGGCTTTAGTACTCTCTACTCTCTCTTTTAGATGTAGCTCTCTTTCCTTTCTAGCTAGGTCTGTCTTAGTGTTCTGATCATCAAGCATTATCTTAGTAGCTGCTGATGGATCCTCTCCAGGATCTTCTGCATTCTGGTCTGCTCCTGATTGTTTTAGAAGTTCTAAGTCTTCTTCTCTATCATATTGTAAGTTAATCTGCTTCTGCTTCTCTATACTTTCTAGTTGAATCTGAGCAGCCTTAATACCTTCTAATCGTTCTGCAGCTTCTTGCTCACTTAGTTGTTGTTGTTGCTGAGCTTGCATAGCCTTCCCCTCATAGTCTTGAAGAATGCTTCTTAGTTTTGATAGTGATTGTGCTTGTACTACATCGACTATTGTACTAGGAGCTACTCCATTCTGAGCGAATGCCTGCACTTGCTGCCTAACCATTTCCAAATTTTGTAAATCTCTAGCACTTCTGGAAACTATTACGTTCATGTCAGACTCTAAGTATTGAGCTGGATCGATGGATAATATCGCTGTTCGCATATCATCTCCTTGATATAGTCTTTGAAATCCATCTGCCCATGCTAGTTTAGATACGTCAAGTAAGCCTTGCAGTTCTACTCTAACAAAGTCTTCAAATCTAGAATACACCTTCTCTGAGATTACTGCAGACTGAACTATAGCTGCTTGTGTACCTCTAACAGTATCAGTAGACTTGACATCTCCCTTTCTCTGTCTAGTAATACCTAATAGATCGTCCCATTCCTGTTTAATGTACTCCATGATCTCTATGATACTAGAGATATGCTGGTATAGACCCATGTCTAATACTGTGTACTGGTTGAATTGCTTATCAGCACCTGGTTGATTCCTATCCATTAAGGCCCAACCATTAGCCTCTGCCCAGTAGAAGAACTTCTCCTCGTCCCATCCATCCTTCTTAGGTATAGCATTGTAGTCTATTAATGCTATCTTACCTTTAGACTTAGCTATAGTCTTTTCTAAACTAAAGTGAAGAATTCTATGTAAGGTTTCATAAGGTAGACCCATTTCTACTAGTGAAGTATTCTGAGCATGTCTATCAGAGAATCTTCTACCATTATAGGGTAGCTTACACATAGACATGTTATTAATGGTGTTCCTTTGAGATGGGACAGGTTTTATACCTAGGTAAATAGAATCACTTAGTCTGTATCCTTCCCACACTTCGTTAACCCAGTACCATTCTACTGATTCTCCTTCAGTAGGCTTGTAGTTCTCTGGTACTTCCATCTGTTGCTCTTGACCTAGTTCGTCAGTATATGTTAATAGCCCTTCATTAGTGTAGTACTTCCATACAGCATGGTATACGGGTACCTTTGATCTTCTTAAGTCTTGGTCATCTCTAATGATACTAGGGACTCCTGTGCCTATAGTTCTAAAGGCTAAGTGTCCATTCTCATCCTCAATAATGTCTATATTGTCTTCGGTAAGCTCATCGTAGAACATATCATTTACTTGCGCTGGAGTTAGGAACATCCTTCTTACAGCCCATGAGCCATCTTCTATGTAATCTGTATCAGGAGATTTATCATAATCTACATCTAGTGGAGATATTCTCTCATAGACCATTCTACCTCCTCTAATACCTTTATATGTGTGACATTCTCCTGCTACTGTCCAATCAAAGAATAAGTTCTTGAAGAATTCTACTAGTTGAAACTGATCGAATATGATGCTTAGTGCATCCTCTCCCATAATAGCTCTCTGGTCTCTATAGTTAGAGGTAAACTTCTTCTTAATGTTCTCTGGAAGTTCTGGCTCTTGGGATTCTTGTCCAGTCTCCATTCCTTTCTGATTTAGGGAGTTTACAAACTGTTGTTGTAATGAGGCTAGTATTTCTTGATACTGTTGGTCTTGATAGATGTTTACAGCATCAGCATTGTTTACCTTGATGGTGTATGAAAAAGGTCTTCTCTCATATTCTCCTTGAATTAGATCTATGTTAGGTCTGATAATAGAGTATGCTCTAATTCTTGCTGGCCAGTTAGTATAGTCCTGGTTAGAAGAGTTTAAAGGATTGGTTACATACCTAAAGTAACTATCAGGTAGTTCGTTGTTGTATGCTACGTATAGAAGTCTTAGGTCTCTTACTGTAGGATTAACTATCTCATCTATAAAAGAGGTAGCAGCAATGTAATGATCCATTACTCGCTTAGTGTGCTCAAAGTCGTTAGCTCTTTTTATAGACTCGCTTACCCTAAGTCTTGGGACTCTAGTAGTCTTGGTTTTTGCTACAGCCATTATATGATTATGTCGTTTTTAGGACCATCTACCCTTAGTAATTCTTTAGCAGATAGCATGTATCTTTTATCTCTACCTTCATCAGAATACAGAGGCCTATTGAAGATATGGTCCTTGCTTATCTTCCTCTGTTCTCTAGCCTGCTGGAGTTCTGCTTCCTGTATTATAGACATTAGGACTAGTAAACAGGAAATTCTATCAAAGTTACCTTCTGGATTGAACTTTATCAACTCTTCTAGTAGACCTCTATCATATATCATCTCTAGATTTAGTATATATCGAGTTTCATCTCCTTCTATCCTTAGAGCTCTTTCCTTAAGTAGCCAGTCAGCCAGTTTTTGGAGTAGATCTGGCTTGTTATTCTCTTCAACTCGTATGAAGAACTGTCTTCCTGAAGTCTTTCTAAAATCCTTATCATGACCAAATATACTAGGTCTTTCTCCACAGTAATCTAGGTAGCCATGATCCTTAGCATAGTTTAGAAGTTCCTGTCCTCCACCTTTTATTTCAGTCTGGACTACAGCGTTGTAGTATCTAGCAGCCTGGAACACTCTTCTATGGAAGTCTTTTACTCTAGGTGGTCTACCGTGATACCATGCTACTAGCATATCATCTTCTGTAGGGAATAAGGTATTCTTCTTCTTATAGACATAAAAGGATCCTAGTGAGTTCCAATCAGTTGCCTGTTCAGTATCTACAGCAAAGCAGTCAGCTACTATGTAGTAGAGCCCTATAGGTATCTTATTTAATTCATCTCTTAAAGGTCTTTCTACCATTTGGAAGGCACCTTCTAGTACTGCATCTGTCTTATGTGGGTATCTATCTATTGGATCTACCTTATCGCTTAGTACAAATGCTACCTTCTTGTCTTGTATGTCTAGTTCTCCAGTCTTAATCATACCCTTGATAGCCTGGTTGTTATCTACTCTTCTAAGCTGTTGTTGGAGCTTTGCTACGGGGAATGGGTTGTTGTTCAACCTCATTAAGGCTTCCATAGGAGTAAATGGATATTCTGCTATAAGTTTATCCATCAAGGTGTTAGAACCTTTTCTAGCTTTACTTCTCTCTTGATCCCAGTAAGCTCTGGCTCTTTCATGGTCTGTGTTACCCCACTTATCCATAAACTTAGTCATGTTAGCCCATACAGGGAAGAAGAATCCATGATCATTAGGTAGTATGCCATCTTCCCAACAGTTCTCAAAGCCTAGACAGTCGTATAGTTCTGGATTGTTAAACATCTTATCCATAGCTGCTATACCATCTCCTTGTTCACCACCTGTTCCCCAAGCAGTCTGCATAGCGAACTTAACACCACCTTGTTCTGCAAGAGCTTTAGCTGTCATCCAGGCATCTTCTCCATTAGGGAAGGATCCAAACTCTTCCCAGTTAACGAACCCTCTAGCACCACGTACTTTTCTAGGGTTGTCTATTACAGCTCCTTGTATCTCTCCACCAGTCTTTATCTCTACTCCTGTTTCAGGGTCTATGTAACTAGCCTTCTTATATAAGTCTTGATCTTTCTTCTGTCTAAGATGTTTAAATGCTCGTTCTGTTGATTGATTTAAGAAGTTTAGCTGGTCCCATGCTTTAGATAGCACTCCGTCCTTGTTAAGGAATCTTTCCACAGCTACGAAGAAGAAGACTGGATCTTCTGTCTGAAAGGTATATTCATGTACTCCGTTACTAGATAATAACTCTGAGAATCCTGTATCTCTAGGTTTGAGTACTATCATGTTCTTACCATTCTCTTTAGCTAGATACCAATCCTGCATGTAGAAGTAGTGGATAGGCCAGAATCTAGGGAAGGCAGTTACACGTTTAGCAGATTTCTTATTAGCCTCTTCTGGAGGGATAATCTTCATCTGTTTGTAGTTTAGGAAGAAGTAGTACTTACCTGGTATCCATAATTTAGTTATAGGATTGTAGTAGCCATGAGTGCATCTCTCTTTTTCTTCACCCCAGAAGAGATTGTACTTCTTGCTATTGAAAGGTTCTCCACAGTACTTGCCCTCTTTTAGGAACTTGTTCGCTGCAGGACTGAATAGTTCTGTATGCTCAAAAAAAGTATTAAGGAGTAAGTCCTTGTTGAACTTACCCCTTACCTTTCTCTCTATGTCTTTTGTGAATTCTCCCATCGTAGTAATGCTTCTTGTTCTGCTTTGTAGTACCACAGAATTTTTTCTTCTCCATCTTGGTTCTTGTATATGTAGTACCCTTTGTCTCGATTATCTTCAATCAGAATCTGAACTCTCTCCTGTGCTGTCAATTGCTTTTCGCTTTCCATAGTTATTATCTTTATTCATCCAGCCTAGCTCTTGATCTCCTCTACTAGAAGACTTAATTACTACACCTAGCTTAGCTTGATTCTCTAGTTCTTGTAACGTCTCTGCTAGTCTAGGTAGCTTCTCTAATGTTGCTATAACTTCTCTAGGAGAGTTTATATAGCTACCACCTTTGTCTCTTTCTTCTAGGTCTAGACCATTCAGATGGACCTCAAACTTATCCATAAACCTATGAACAGTCTGTAACATCTTCATTACCTTGTTCTCTGTACCTTTAGTAAACTGAGGTATCAAGGCTTTTAGTTCTGTTGACTCCTGCCAACTAGTAGGAAAGTTACAGTCTAGCTTAGCTTCATGTAATCGTTCTGCTTCATTATAATCCTTATAAGGTGACTTGAAGGAGTAAGCTAAGAATAAGTACTTGAGCTCTTGTTTAGCTCTTTTCCTTTCTCTTCCATCCATATCTCCTTTAGTTCCCTTATTGTAAGCAAGAGTAAGTAGAGGCTGTACTTGCCTGACAAGTTTTACTTCATCAGCTACAAACTCTACTTCTCCTTCTTCGTTAATCTTTAGCCAATCCATCAAATGCTTCCTTTACAATCTTTTCTAGTTTCTCGTAGGTTAAGTCTTCTGGCTTATAAGTACTAGGAGATCCTTCATCTACCTGTTCTAATAAGCCTTTTCCTACTGGTATAGGCTTAGGTAGTTCTAAAGATCCTTTCATTTCTTTTAGTAGAGTTTCCACGTATTGTACTACGCCACCATCTCCAGTTACTAGTAGCATTGTATTTCTACTAGGTGAAGACTCTCCTATTTGCCATGCATGTTCTCCTACTCTCTTTATACCTAACCAATTATCTTTAGGTAGGTTCCTGATCTGTTCTATTGTCATTCTCTATTGGTTTGTAACCCTGTCCATTATCTCTTTCTACAAATATAGGATATTGTTCTCTAAACAAAGTCCAATAGGCTACCATGTTCTTATAGCTTCCTAGTATTAACTTAGGAGGATGTCCTCTTAGAGTTATCGTGTATTTATCTCCTTTAAACTTAGTCCAGTCATCAGGGTATGCGTAGCTATCTACTTCTTCAAGATTCTCCCATAAGAAGTAGGATACTCTTGAATGCTCCTCAAGCCTTCCTTTCCTAGAAATAGAACGAGGTTCTTCATCTTCTTCTCCTCCATTATATGACCCTTCTTCTGCATGTACTCTGAATATCTCTATAATCTCTACTGGCTTATTGAAGTTGTAATCATTTTCCACCATTGAAGTCTATATTCAATTGTTCTCCTGGCTTGTAACTAGGATTGTTAGGATCCTTATTAGTAAATACATAACTACCTAGTTGGCTACTGGTAGAAGGACTAGTATTATCTGTGTAGAAGTTGCTTGCTGTACTAGTAGTATGTCCTAGAGTCATTGTTCCACCTGTACCTATGGTACTAGTCCAATAAGGGTACTTATTATAGTAGGGGTAGTATACATATTCCTTCTCTTTAGTAAGTAGTGTGACAGCTTCTTCAGCTGATATTCTATTTTCACTCAGTAGTCTCTGTACTATCTGAACTGTTGTTGCTTTTGCGTTTTGTTCTCCCATTTTCCCAGTGGTTTAAAATTATCTGTTTAGTTCTTACTGCTCTTTTAAAGTCTTTCTGTTGTTCTGGAGTCATACCTCTAAGGTAGCTAAGCATCTGTACTTCTTTAGGTTTAGATTTAAAGATTCCAAAGTATGCCCATCGTACTGAGTCAAAGGTGTTAGACTCCATAGTCATGGCAGTATATTCTGACTGTGAATCAACTATTTGTTTTACTAGTTTCAGGTCTAGTCCTAGCTCCTGTGCTACTTCCTTTAGACAGTTGCTGTTGCATAATACTCGATCCATTCTTTATGATTATAGTCTCTGTGAAGAATATTGGATGAGGCTTATAGTCCTTATCTAGTACTCCTTTCTTTCTTAATGTGTTAAGGTAGTTGATGGTTACCTGGTAGCTTTGATTGAGACTATTAGATAACATGTTCTTTATGTCTTTATCTACTTCTCCATCTTGTCCAACCACTTCTACTAGTAGTATAACCATCAGTATCTCCTTCTTGGTTAAGCCATTTCTAGCTCTAGGACTAATGAAGAGTCCTGATAGACTCTCCACTAATTCTCTAGTAGTTTTCCTGTTAATTATCTTCTCCATCTTCTAGTTCTAATGCTTGAGATATAATTGCTATTTTCTCACATAGCTCTTTGAGTTTAGCTAAGCCTTTCTTAGCCTTCTTAGTATCTTCAGAGTCTAGTTGCCAGATCTTTCTCGTAGCTTCGTTTAATAAGTGCTGGAGATGTGCTCTATTGTTAGCACCAAATTCTTTCTGTATGTCCTGTAGTTTCATTATGTTAATCTTTGTTCTTCTTTCTTGCTGAAAAATGTATCATGTGACTTAAGGCATTTCTAACATAGTCCTGATGTACTCTCCTTTCTACTTCTGAGTGATCTGTTCCTTCTAATGTACAGCTCATCATATAGACTGACTCCTGACCTACCATTAGCTCTAATGAATAGAAGACATAATCCTTCTCATTTATAACAAGGTGCCATCTACTTTGTTTCAACCACCTACTAAGCCTATTAAACTCCTTGTAAGGATGCTTTTCTATATAGAATGCTTTTTCTATTTCTTCTATACTCATTACAGTCCTTCTTTTTTACGTTCGTTGTCTAGCCACTTCTTATAGTTCTCCTCATCTTCTGTTAAAGGCTTAGGCATCTCTTTAGTTACTTCTAGTTTAGATTCTTCTGCCTTCTTTCTACCTTCTTCTATCTGCTGCATTCTCTTAAGTAGTTCAGCATATTCTAGTCCGCCTGCTACTAATCTTGCTATACAGTTCATGTATAACTGTTCTCTAAATCTTGGGCTAAGTCTTTCCTTCATGTCTTTGAAGATGTAGATTTCTTGGTGTACCAACATGCTAGACCATTCTTTAGGGGTCATATCTTTATCAGTCTCTACAGCTTTAGTCCAGTCATATTTCTCTCTTACGTTACGTACTAGTCTAAGATATGCTACGTCCTTGTTACCTTCTGGTCTAGGTATATTGTGCATGGTTATAGTTAGCTCAAACTTAATCTCTTGTTTAGAGTTGTTCTCATTAAATGCTTTCTCATAACCTGTTACTAATTGTCTTAGGAACTTCTCTTCAAAGGAGTCTCCTTGTTCTAGTTCTGGAGCTTCTAGCTCTTGTTCGTTATTTGTTAAGTTCTCCATAGTACATTTGTGCTATCTGCATATTAAACTTAGCCTCCATTAGTTTATCATAACCTCTATCCATACTGTACTTGATAAGATCTGGTATACCTCCCTGTTCTTTATACATTAATACTTCCTCTGAGATAGTTCTTAGACTAGTAGAAATGTAATTGAAGGTATCAGTGTTACCTAGTAGGGTTGGTCTTGTACGTACTGGTAGTGTATTTGTACTAGTAGTATTAGACTCTAGTGTTTCTCCCCCTATATTTTCTAATCCTTTCTCTGCTACTTTAAACCAATAGATCGCTATCTGTAAGTTATGTACTGAGTGTTGTATAGGTTCTATCTTAATGTTCTTATCTGCTAGTTTCAGCATCGAATCAATTACTGGGATTAACATCCCTGGTACTTCGTTTATTGAGGTCATGCTTATGTTGTTTCCTGAATGCTTTAGCCTGTCTTCTATTCATACCTGTGTGTGGTTGCCATTCAAAGAAGCTAGATCCTGTAGGGTTTAGTTTAAGTTTGCTTAGCCTATCCTTTAGGTCTACTACTTTTGCCTGACTTTCTTTTATACTCTCACTTAGAGCTTGCTTCTCTTCCTCTGTCTTTGCAGCAAGAATCTTGTCCACAATTGCATTCTGCTCCTGCTTGATCTGTTTCTTCAGCTCTCTGCTTTCGTTGGTTGTCATACCTGTTAATTATTGTTACACTTAGTATTAGGTACAATAGCCAGTAGGCTAATGCAGGGGGTAGTAGATTAATCACATAGGAACCTGTTATGGTTGCTAGTGCTACTGCAAGAGCTACTGCTACTGTATATTTGGTTAAGTCTCTCATTTAGCTTCGTCTAGTTCTGGCGTTACTGGTCTCCAACATCCTGGAAAATTATCTCCTCCCATTATGATAGAAGTCTTCCACATATAAGGAGTATGTCCATCTATAATTACCTTGAGGTTCACTGTAGTCTTACTCCATACAGCTACTACTATCGCAGGTAGGTTATCTTGGATATTACAGAATGCTCCTATATTGTTCTGAGATCTTAACACGTTCTTGTCGTCCTCTGTTAGTGTGTAGATTACTACATCTCCTAATGTTACTTCACATCTTTTAGTCATCTATTTTGGTTCTTTATATGTTCCTTGGTGATATCCTCCACAGTCCTGACACTGGTATTGTTGTACTCTAGTACCTCCAGCATTAAGCCTTATTCTGTACTTTTTAACATTAATGCTATTACACTTAGGACAATCTGTTTTAGTTCCTCCATCTAGTAATCCTAGTTGAGGATGCTTCTTCATGTAAGGCCTTAGTGTTAGATAGATCTTCTCTAGTAGTTCTACATCTCCAGCATTGTAAGTAGCCATCTCTTTTATAGCTGACTTATCGTTCTTAAGAACTCTCATCCATAGATCAGGACTAGTATGTATCTTCCCTTCTCCTAATAGATGTTTGCCTAGATAGTCTAGTCTGTTACTAGTAAAGGCGAATTCTTTTCTTGCTACTTTGAGTGTGTCTACTGTTGGTATTGCTGGTAGAGGTTCCAGTCTATGATAGATTAGTCTAGCATTAAGTTTCCTTAAGTCAAACTTATCTCCATTGTGATGTACTATGAGGTCAGCATCTGCTAGTACTTTTCTAAGCTTTCTACAGACACCTTTATCATTACCTGCTTTTTCTACAGCTACTACTTGGGTCTTACTTTCTCCTAGTTCTTTCCATGCTCCACATAGGATAGACCAATCTGAGATTATACCATCATGTGGTATGAAGTCTGGTCTTAGGGAGAAGGAAGTAACAGTCATTAGACTAGTCTCAATATCCCAGAAGATTATCTTTGGTTTCTTACTCATTGTGGTACAAATGTACTACACAATTTTAGTTATGTCAAGTAATTCTTAAAATATATTTTAGGTTACAGGTAAGATTCGAACTTACACACACATACTTTCACATGTAGTCATCTATTTCTAGAACCCTTGGTATACCTATTCCACCACTGTAACCTTTGTGCGACAGGTGAGACTTGAACTCACAAACCTTCTGATTGGAAGTCAGACGCTCTTCCTTAGGAGCTACTATCGCATTGATCCCCATGAGTGAATCGAACACTCTATCTTCTGATTACAAGTCAGTTGCATCGCCAGCAATGCTTATAGGGAATGTTACACTAGCTGTCAGTTTTTCACGCTCACTATGGTCACAACCCATTACGCACTAGTGTAGA